TCGTTTTCATCTACAGTACCCAAACTTCCAGACACGACACCATCATCTCCAACTTCTCTAATGTAGCGAACTCGGTCGCCTTTCTTAAATTTTGCCATTTTGTTTTTCATTTCTCTTTGGTGTTAAAGGTTTCTTCTTTGTAGTTCTTAATACATTCCTCCTCCATTAGGTCAACCCATTTTGAGTAGGAGATTTCTTCTCTATTAAGTTGCCATTCCAACGCTCTTACAAATCCTTGCTTTAAGTATTTACCCATTCTCTTTGGTGTTAATGATGCCTCCAACTTGATTATATTCTGCTAAATGTTCGTACCTATTATAAGTAATAATTAAATAACCTTCTTCAGTAGGTTCAAATTTACGAATACTGAGTTCATTAAATTCTTCACCTAACCAGTCAAGTTCCATATCTGAAGTCATATAAGGACCACCTGAAGGATCTACCATATTAATAGTGTCTTTATCCGAGTAGATTAGTTTTTGGTATTTTCCTGCAACCTCACAGGGACCAACATACTTATCATTCACATAGATAGATCTATGTACTTCCTCTTTGAACCATTCAATGTGCATGTCGCCACCATCTTTACAATAGGATTCATAAGCCTCTTTGTAAACATTAGGCCATCCAAAACGACACCACTTGAAATCGCCTTTCCAGACTATATTTTTATTTTCATCTAACTCAAAGGTGTAGATGTCTCCATATCGATTTTTATACTGTGTCATATTAATTATATTTGAAATTTTTAAAAAGTTTAAGATTTGTAATGCGCTTTAAAAGCACGATTAAAATCTTTCGTTGAAATCTTACTTACTTCAGGAGCGAGTTCAAATTCAACATATTCAAATTTTTCATAGTCATTTGATTCTGCATCAATAATAGAAGCAAAGATCTTATCTCGATCTTCTGAATCGGCATACATTAACCAATCAAAATTAACTTTGACTTCAAACACATGTCCACCCTTAGGCTTCCAATATGGAACTTCACCAAGACCCTCAGGTCCTACGTTATAGTTTTCAAAGCGTTGAGCAAGAAGATTAATTTTACTTAGCATAGTTTTATCTTTTAATTATAGTACTAATATAACAATAAATCCTGAGACTAAAAAACTTTTTTGCAATTATTTTTACCTTTTTATAAATTTTATCGAAGTTTTTCTACCGGACTGTATGATGTTTACAATGTAGATTCCAGTTGGAAGTTGAGATACACTATGTACAAACCCATCAGCTACCACATTCTGTTGATATACAATTTGACCTCTTAAATTAAAGATAGTAACCTGGGCTCCTGCTTTAACATTCGTTACATTAATAACATCAACCGATGGATTAGGATATAGGACCATGTTTAATATTTCTGGCTCTGGTTCAGGTGTTGGATCAACTGGATCGATTGGATCGATTGGATCAATTGGATCAACTACTTCTTCGAAAGATCCATTTAATGGTATTTCAAATGAAACATTAAATGTAATTCCCGTACTATCTTCACTGATAGATTCAATCCACGATGTAACTATGCTAAATCCAGTAAACTCACCAGATGCTTGATGAAATTGAAGAATCGTATTCTCTAAATATTGATCTATTTTTTGAATTGAAGTTGCTAAATCATCAGTGTAAGTGATTGATTTCGATAGTTTTACAAACTTATAAGGTTGAGAATAAGACGATGTAAGACTGTATTCTTGTACTATATTAACTATATCAATGACTTCTTTAAGTTCATCTGGTGTAACCTCTGTGCTTGTGAATGTATATTCTCTCAACCCTGGATCAGAAATCTTATTTTGCTTCCAATCTGTCGCTACATTATTTAAGTATGTAGTATACCCTGTCTGTAAGTCTTTATTAAATGCGATAGAATCTAATAAGTTCCAGAATTCTTGAGTTGAATTTGTTCTAACAAGTTTAAACATCTGATTAACTGCATCTGGCATTATTGTGTTTAAATAACCCCATGCTGCTTCTGAATACGCATACATTCTACCACCATAGTTATAACTATTTCTAAGAGAAGTTTCAAGACTTAAATAATTTCCATTATCGTTTGAAATTAAATTACCAGAGAACGCAGAAATATAGAATCCTGTTTCCGGTTCTGCGCTTGCAACATAATTAGCTAAACCTTCTGTCCACCATACATATCTTCCGGCAATCCAATCATAAAATTCAAGTTCTCCAAAAGTTCCATGTATATTATATCTTCCATCTAAGTAATGCGTGTATTCGTGTTTAAGTAACATATCAAGAGGTAGTAGCTCATCTTGTCGATTAAACGTATATAGAGATGAATGATTTTCAATATAGATACCACCATTATTAGTTGGAATTCCAAAAAACATACCGCCTAACATGTTATATGTTTCAGAAGATTCAAATATGTACATATGAATCACATCATTAATATCACCATCTATAGGATTTACATCTTTTGATAATTTAAAAAAGTTTGACTTTGCTTCTCTAAGAGATAAGTATAATTCATTAATTACATCATCAGATAAAGAAGAGTGAATTATTAGACTTCCATCCTCAAATGGAATTTCTTTCGAAAATTGTTGATTATAATATTGATTTTTAATATCATCATAATTAACTGAAAATGCATACTTACCATTATATTCATATAGAGATGAAATTAATTTTAAATGCTGAGAAGATCCAACTGTTAAATTCCTTTCTAAGGTATTCAGCATTGTAATGTACTGATTAATATTAAATGTGTTTTTAATATTATCAGGCATTCTTTCGTATTGTAATAAAATTAAACCCAATGTATTTATAAAATTAGTAGAAATTCTAACATTAGAATTCATACATAATTTATAGATGTCATTAATATACGTACTATCTTGAAATATTTTAGAGATTAAAGAACTATCACCGTTAATTAAACCTCTCCATATCACTGCTGATGCTGCGTTAAGTCCATTTCCAATCCCATTCTGTAAATGATATTTAATTGAAGGCCAGAGTTCACCTCTTCGATATTCAATATCCATAAGTAGAGTAGCATCCCATCTAAACGCATCCATCTTTGGATTATTTGCCCAGTATTCTGGTTTCTGATAAAGTGTAGGAATTGCAGAAATTAAGATATCATCATATTGTTGAACTTTAATTACTTCAGTTTTATACCATGCAAAATAGTCAAACGCTCTAAAGTAGTTAACAAAATTAATTATAGTTTCATTTTGTAAATCTGAATAAAGTGTTCGAATCACATTCTCTTTAAAATAATTTACAGCGTTAATAGAATTCTGAATAGAGTAAATGGTAGTCTGACCGGATTGATTATAATCCCATAAAAAACTGTACGCTTGTTCTTTATCAGTGTTTAATAAGAATGTAACCGCATCGATGGCATCCTTTGCAGTGTGAGAGTTTTTAGATAGAGAAGGAACTTCGACCTGCGTTACTAAATTAGAGCATGAATAACCAGTAATCTCTACCTTCTTTTGTATAGGAGGTGCCTGTGCAATCGAAACGAATGGAATTAATAAAAAAAGTAATAATAGACGTAATTTCATAGTATCATTTTTAATAACTATTAAATATAAACAAAAAACCCGAGATCGTGAAATCCCGGGTTAATTATTTTTGTTAAAAAGTGTTAAAGTTTTAATCTTCTTGTAAAAAGAATCGATCTTTATCAATTTCTAAAGTTTTATTGTTTAAATAATCGCTTAGTTCTGATAATTTTTTATCAGTATTTGGTTCAACTTCATGTCCAAAGAAATCTTTAAATAAAGTTCTATAGATATGTACAGTTGAATCAAATGGAACTCCCGGTTGGGAGTTAGTTTCAATAATGAATAGATGACCATCTTGATCTTCCATAATATCAAAACAAATATATGGTAGATCTTTCATAATCTCACCAAATTTCTCAATAAGATCCAAATACTTTTGAGGAACTTCACTTACATCTCTACGAGTATATGCAAATGACATTTTCTCTGAACTATCACCGTCTCCTGTTTTAGCTTTATCATTCTGTGGCGTACGTTCTTGCCAAAAGAAAGGCTGACCTTTAAATGTAAAGAAACGGTGCTCGCTCTTTTTATCAATGTATTGTGAATAAACATCTAACTTATCATGATCAGCTGCATCAAAATCTTCTTGCGTTTTAAGAACTGAAATACCAAGACCTGAATGTCCTTCAGCTGGTTTCGCAATCATTGGAAACCCAACTTCTTCAACTGCTTTTTCAGAATCATAGCATGTTTTAGGAATGTTTTCATCTCCTTCAACCATCTTATGAAATTCTTTCTTAGAACCAGATTGCTTGATGTATTCTGGTTTATTATAAACGTTCTCGAGTTTAATTAGACCTTCATCTAAAAGTTTTTGTATAACTTTAGAATTATAAGTTAAAACTGGATAATCAGGATTAATATCGATATCTTTATAATTATCTAAAGTAACCTGAATAAAATAGTTATCTCCGGCAAAATCTTTGAAGCTCCAGAAACGATGTCCACTTTTAGGATCGATCGCCAAATAAATCTTATGCAGATCTTTTGGCTGTTTAGCTTCGTTAAGAAACTCTTCGAATAACATTAATTTACGCATAGTATTAACCTTGTCCTCTATTCTTTTTCTTGTAATTTGTAGCGTTCTTACTTCTAGATGTTTTAGTCTTTGAGTGGACGCCCGGTCTTTTCTTTTTAGGTTTCTCTAATCTTAAAGAACCTCCCTTTGTTTTTGACATGATGAAATATAATTTTTAATTATATTTATCTCACCGTTTACAATAAATATTCTAAAATTGCAGACCAATTAGGAAAATCTTCACCTCCGAAAAGAAGATGCTCTCCTTCGAATCTATCTGCTCCGTTTGCGAATCGATCATCGATCAAATAATCTCCTCGATTAAGGTGTTTATTATGTGAAAGAATCAATCGTTTGTGGGCAACTTCTCCTAAGTGTTTTTCAACCCAAAGACGTTTTTCCATCCAAGCTTCTGGATTTCCCCAAGGAGCAGTTGATAGAATATAACAATCGTAATATTTAGAAAGTTCTTCAAAAGCATAGATCGAACCTGGAATCGGTTGTAGATCCTTAAAGATTCCAGGAATTTGATCTATATTTTCACCATATTTTACAACTAATTCAGGTGTAACGCGTTCTGCTACAGCTTGATTAAAATCTGCCAAAACACCGTCCATGTCGAAATAGAGTATTTTCTTTTTACTCTTCGAAACCGCCTGAATTAAAGTCTGTAAACTTTCTTGATTTTTCACGTTTTGTATCTTTATGATTCTTCATTTTCTTTACCTTAGAATTCTTTTTTGGTCTATTAAATTCTTGGTAATTCTGGTCATCATCCCAGTTGTCAACATTATGCCATTTCATGACTCTTAATCTTGAATTTAGATTTATAATAATTAATAAAAGACTCTCCAACTCCAATCTCGTCGATGATATATTCGTTTGGAATAAGAGGTTTGCGGGCGTTTAAGTTAATAATACGATCCGGCGTATCTTCGGTTTGAAATACTTTAATGTATTTCTTGGTACTCTTTTCTGATTTTCTGTAAACTACTACTATCATTATGCAGTGATTTGCTCAGCAATAATCGCTTTACCGCGACGAATACGATTCTTAACAGTTTGAAGAGTAATGCCATGTTTTTCTGCAATATCATCGTATTTCATATTATTAACCAAGCGGTCAACTACAATGTCACGATAGATTTTACTAAGATTTTGCATAGCAGTAAGAGCGTTTGTGTATTGCTCCATGATAAGGTTATCTTCATCAATGTAATCTTGTTCGGTCATCATTTCAACCTCAAGAAGAAGATCATTAATGTTTGTAGTACCTGCAGTATTCACTTCAACTCCAAATTCTGAAAGTTGATCTAATGAAGACTTCTTATTACGCTTATTGATGTAACCTAATGCATCATTAAAAGCAATTCGATATAACCAAGTAGTGATCTGATACTTTGGATCATATTGATCAATCTTAGTCCATAGCTTTGTTAGAGTATTGATTGCGATATCTTCTGCAACTTCACGATCTTTAACGATTTTATTAACATAGGCGGTAAGGCCTGGTTTGATTCGATAAAAGAGTGCTGTGAATGATTCTTCTGAACGAGTTTGCAAAAAGTTTGCGGTCATTTCTCTGTAGTTTGCCATACGTATTTCTATTTGTTTTTAATTATAAAGCTAATATAAACAAAAAACTCGACATATGAAAACATTTCGTTAATTATTTTCTTAAAGTTATTAACAATCTGTTTGATGTCTTAGTGTCTATCATTTAATTATAGGTTAAATATAAGCAAAAAACCCGAGATAAAAAAATAATATTCAACTTTTTTGAAAATATTTTACTTTTTTTCAGAAAGGTCAGGATCGTTATAGAGCTTGACCAATTCTATAGCGTTTACGGGCTTAAAATCCCAACGATCACATGTTACGTTAACAATATGTTTCTTATGATCTGTTTTATATGACTTTCCTGGATGCCCAATGAAAGAAATAGCACCTTCCTTTTTTCTTGGCCAATCTTGAAGAGGCCAATAAGAAAGTGCAGCTTTAATGTATGTTAATGATCTAATACCTTCAGTTAGATGATAGATGCCTGAAATTTTATCATTATTTGCAAGTTCATGTGTAGCTTTATCCCATTCGCCATCCATGACGTGGATTTTATTACCATTTAATCTGCTTAAACACACTTCGGCAACCTCAGGTTGCCATGCAAAGTTTCCTAAAACAAATACCGTATCTTCATTGCTTACTACACTATTCCATTGTTTAATGAGATGTTCATTCATTTCATTAACGTTTGAAAAAGGTCGCGAATATGCCTTAATGGCCCCAACTCTACCGAACTGCTGGTTCGATGTTATAAATAATTTCATTAAACTACTACGAATTTAATATTAAAATTGTTCCAAATGTTTTCTAAGAAGTTTTCTTCTGTAATTGCAGCAGATCCATTAACGATTTTGCTATCTTCGCTCGTATCGATAAAAAGATATAGAACAAAGTCAAATGTCGTTGAATAAATCATTGCTTGACCAAATCCTTCTCTAAGTGAAGTACCCCTATTTCCTTTTTTAAGTTCAATAGCAATATTAACACCTTCGATATCGATCGTCATGTTAGGTCGATTTGCAGTACCCATAAATTGGATGTTACGAACAGTACTATTTGTAACTCCTTCCCATTTAATCATTGTTTTTGCTTTTTCACGAGCAAGTGAACGACTAAAGCCTTTTTTATCCATAATGTAATCTGTTAATTTATTTAACAGGCTTGGATAAATGGCATGTTGGATCTTATCTTCGGATTGTTTTTTATAATCAACCGTTTCAAAGATTTCTTCAGTACTAATGCAATCTTGGATCATCTCCAAGATTGCTAGTCTGTTTTTACTTTTACTGGCTAATTTCATCTGCTTCAACCGTTTCTTTTGAAAGCTCTGCGATTTTAGAATCCAGTTCTCCAAGAGATACGTGAAGTTCTTGAATCTCACGATTCACGTCAGCCATAGATTTCATAGCATCTGTGATTTGCTTACCAATGTTTGTTAGTAGTGATGTAAAAGTACGTGCAGATTCAATACCTACACCTTCAATTGAAGTAAGAACCTTATAGAGTGTATTCAAATCAACAATACCCAATGCAATAGTGCAAGAAATATCTCCACTTTTAGTGATAGCGATCTTTTCTGTCTTAAGGTTGTCGTAAAGATTAATTGCAAATGCAGCGTCTTTAATAGTCCACTTATAACTTTTGTCAATTTGCTTTAAAACTGCATTAATATTTGAAGTTGTTTCAAAATCAACTTCAAACTTAGCTACTGCCGCCGCTTCTTGCTTCTCGTTTACTTCTGCTTCTAATTCAACTCGCATTTCAATGAGTTGATCTTTTGATAAAATATTTGACATGATAAATTGGTTAAGTTATATTATATATAATGTTTATATTAGGAAATGTGTAAAAGTTTCAGATTTTTAAAAATCTTCATTAGTTATTCTAATATCGTAGTTATTAAATTCTGCATATTGTTGTTCATCTGCCTGGATTCTTCTTTCAAAGTTATCATCTGGATCGTTTCTTTCAACAATTCTAGATCTTCTAACTTCAATTGGAATATCAATATAAATTACAAAACATCGATTGCGATATTCTTCATCTAACATTTCTAGAGCTTCTGCGTTCATGATCATGACATCACATCTTTCAAATTCTTGTTTTGTAATGCCATAGTACCATCCATTAAATTTCTGATACTCTAGCATTTCACCAGAATCTACGAGAGTGATAAACTCTTCTTCTGTCATGAAGTAATAATCCTTTCCATGAACCTCTCTAGCCTTTACTCGAGGTGATCGAGTTGTGCAAGAAACTCCATATGTAAAATTTCTATGCATAAATCTTTTACGCAAATAGTCTTTACCAGCGGCAGCTTTTCCTACAAGTACAATTTTACTATTCATATTTAATTATCTAGACTTAACTTCTTTAATCCAATTTTGTAATGCCCATTCAGGATACCAGTCTAATCTTTCATTAGTATCAGATGGAAAATCTTCACTAGTGAAACGCTCACCTCTACGTTCTGGAATTAATTTCCACTCACCAAACATTTCTGCAACTTCAGCAATGCTTACGTTAACTCCACTTCTAAGATGCCATTCGTGATTATCCATTTTAAGAGCTGCTTTAGTTAAACCTTTCACAACGTCTTCGATGTGTGTAAAGTCTCGACTTTGTTTTCCTGGACTTACAACAGTGCACGCTTCTCCTGCTCTCCACTGCCTTTCGAAGATTCCAACTACTGTAGCATAATCTCCTGTCATAATTTGACCAGGACCATATACGTTAAAGAAATAACAAATCTCATATTGAAGACCAAACCATTCTCCATAGTTCTTGATTAATTCTACCATTTTAGATTTCATCCAAGAATAAGGAGAAAGGTTTTCATCTTTACCACTATTACCAAATTTAGAAGAAGATGCAGAGTAAATGAGTTTAGCACCCCATTTTCTACAAAGCTCTAACATAACTGGAGTTCCAGAAAGAATAGAACGATGAACAAAATCTATGTCATTAAAGGATTGAACAATACGAGAGTATTCACCAAAATGGAACACTGTATCGAATGTATCGTTTTCGAAGATTGTATCGGCTTCCCAGGTATGGCCATGGTAATACTCAACTCCAGTTACGTGGTTTTCTTCTTTACCGGTAAAATAGTTATCCAAAGACACTATACGTGCTTCTGGATAATCTTTCTTTAATTGTTTAATAAGATTAGAACCTACAAACCCGGCTCCTCCTGTGACTAGAATGTTATTCATAATTATATTTTATTTTTTATATTCAAAGATTTCAAAATCTCTCTGGTACATTTCATATACCATTTCTTTTAATTCTGGTGTATAATATGATTCCCATGATTTTCCATTTCTAATGTGTGATGGATTTTCTCGTTTTAATTCAGTAGGCAGCGATGCATATCTAGGTGGTACGTTCTTCATAATTTCAGCCTGTACTAGTGGCCAATCTTGATCTAGATTTTCATAACGAATAATCTTATCAACCAATACAATCTTTTTAATTGTAACAAATCGATGTTGAGGCCACCAGAATACATCTTGATCTGTGTAGAAATGAATACCTTTTGAATGGAAATGTTTTACAAGTTCTTCAAAGCTTAGGTGGTTTAGTTCCCATTCTCCTTGTTGCAAAAATTCATACGCTGAAACAAAGCGATCGTAAGGATTTCTACAAATTGCAAATGAATAATAACTTTCAATTAATTCTGGATCATGCCAAGAAATAATATCTACATACTTGGTATGGTCATGCGATGTATCTGTCTGGTTTTCCATAATTCGATGGATAGCAGAGGACGCATTTTTAGGAATTTGGACGAATACAGTTCGCCACTTGTGATATACGCTCATCGGTTTAGGTTTTGTTTTATTATATATGTTTTTCGTTTTTTGTATCAAATTTATCCCATTTTGGATCATACCAAAATCTACGACCATTTCGATCTTCTTTATAGGACATTCCTTTACGTCCATAACAAATCATGAAATTTTCATATACTTCCTCTGCACCCTGAAAGGGGTTAACCCAGTCTTTAATACTACCTCCACCTTTTTGATATGCCAACATTGGAATATCTCGGCAAAGTTCTAACACCTCTGGGTGTGACTTTATTGCTTCTCGAGCAGTTGTATTTGGATTTAATGTTGGAATACGATATAAGATTTCTGCTCTTAAATAGTTACCAATACCATTAAAGTATCTTTGATCCATTAGCACTTCATAAATTGGCCAATTGAATGCCGCTTTATGAAGATTGTTATGTATGTTTAGTACAAACTTATTAAACTCTCGAGTAGGATCTGGTCCTCGATTGTCACTCCACCAAACACCTTGTTTCCATTTGCCAAATCTTCGAACATCAACAAAACTCAAAGTAGTTCCATCGTCAGTATAGAACTTAAGATGAGAATGTTTAGGTTCGTCATCAGTGTTAGTTATTTTAAAATAACCACTCATGCCCATTGTCATTCTCACTGGAATAAACTTATCTGAATAAGCATCTTGAATTACAAGAACAAGTTCTTTACCCTGACTTTCTGCCTTTAATTTAAATTTTTCAAATGGAATATTTAACTCTTCACCCTTGTGTTGTTTGTTCTTTCTACAAGAAACGAACTTTTCACCCTTGGAGATTAGGTTAATATAATCTGCTGTAAATTTTAACTCGGCTAATTCTGGCATATTAATTATACAAGAAATTAATTTATTGTTTCACTTCGTGTTTTTCTTTTACACGGTCACTGATTGGAATTGGATCACCATTTTCATCGATCCTAACAAACTTTATATTAGTTGATAAAATCACAGTTTGATGACCTGAATACACATTATGGGCTCGAGCTTCAAGATATAATGTGATAGATGTAGTTCCAATTGCTTTAACACTTCCATACATTTTTAGCAATTGACCTTCCTTTGCTGGTTTCTTAAATTCACACTTATCTATTACAACGGTAACCATTCTCGGTGTATCGCAAATTTCCATAGCATATGCAGCCGCGGCTGCATCTAGCCAAGCAAGAAGTTTGCCACCAAAAAGATTTGCATGAAATCCAAGATCAGATTTTTTAATTGGATGCGTTGTAATTAATTGCATTATTTTTGCTTATGTGTAATGATAGGATTCCAATATGTTCTTTGATTTGTACTCCAATAGAATTGACCATCTGTTCTTTGTGCATTTTCAGGAGCAACGTAAGGAATTTGGAAAGTTTCGAACTTAACATCGGCCCATGTGCTAATAGCTTCATATTCTTTTTCATCCATATGTAATCCTTTAACGTCTGCTCTAGGATTATTAAACATTGTAAAAACGCCATCTGGTTTAAGAATATTTTTAACATTTCTTAAGAATGGTGTAAGATCTTCATCCCATGTGTCAATGTAAATTCCATCAAATTGTGGAAGATATGGAAGTACTTCTTGCCATTTTTTGAAAATACATTTAGCCCTATTCAACCAACCCAGTGACATCATTTTTTCTTGAACATCAGGATGTGCTTCAATGATCCAATGTTCAACGTTAGGATATGAATTAATACATGAATCAATAAGACCCATTCCAAATCCAATGTTAAGAATTCTACCACCTTTGGCAGCAATAGTCTCTGCTTGTTTTTGCATGATAGGCCATTCCCATTCCATCATAATGGAATTTCCATTTTGATCTAATAACTCTCCTGCATGGGTGTATGTTAATTTTTGTTTAATGTATTCCATAATTAATCGTTAAAAACTTCTATTGTTGTTGTTTTTTCCACTAAGTCAGTCCATTTATCTACATATCGAGTTGCTTTTACGATATGATTATCAATCCAATGATAGTTTCCACCTCGTGGTTTTCCCATCAATAGACCACTATATTTAAAACCATGTTTATTTAACCATGTTTCTGTAATTTCACGATGTTCTTCAGTTCTTGATGTAAAAAACGTAATAACATGACCCTCGTCATACCATTTATTTAAGATTTCAAGAGCATCTGGAAATGGTTGAACATATTGCATTCTTGCAGATTCTTCATTAGGTACATCATCCGTTATTGTACCATCAATATCAATCAAATAATTTTTAACGCCTTCTGGTAATCCTGGACTTACTAGTTGACCATCATCACCCGTAAGGGCTTGTAAATTAATCTCTTTTTTCATTTATTCTTGTATTACTTGCGTTACTTCTGTACTATCTATAATTACTTTTTTAGTAACTTCTTTAGGTTTTATGGGTACCGTGTCGTATACTTTAATGTGAATTGTGTCATACACGGTTTCTTTAATTTCAATTTTAATAGTATCCATTACGACTTGTCTTTTATTTTCTTGTCTAAGAATTGGAGTTTCTGATTTTAGAATGATTGCACCAATAATTGTTAAAATAAAAAGAGCAGGAACTCCAATAATTAAATATCCATACCATTTAAGAGTACTAAATAGTTTCATCTGATAAATTTTTAAAAATTGTGTGTAATGAATGCTTTACGTTTGATTTAATCTCTGATTCCATCAACTCTCTACGATTTTCTACTTCTGTATCAAATAACCATTTAACTTTACTATATGTCTTTTCACCAACTCTGATATTATAACTATATTGGTGATTGACAATTGTAATTGCTTGATCCTCTAAAACAATAAAGATTTGACTATCTTCACTTCTAATATATCTCTTACCTGATATAGGAGACATAAGAAGAACCGTTTCTGTTTTTGTAATTAGCTTACGACAAATCTTAACTCCTTCAAGCTCGTATTCTGATACTTGATGACTAGGATTAAATGCTTTATGCGCTTTAATCGCCAATCGTTGAACAAATCTATTAAATTTATGCATCATATTAGTTTCTACACTCACATTCATATTTGTTTAAATTTTTTGATTGAGGAGCTTCATTTTTAAACCAATAACATTCTCTAAGATCTCCGATAAAGATTTCTTTATAAAATCCGTATGGAATTGCAGCGCCACCCGGTACTCGGTCCGGATTTTCAGTAAAATCAACTTCAATAAAAACTTCGGCCATCAGTCCAGATTGTCTTGACAGTTCACGTTCACGCTCTTCTAACGTCTTCCAAACTCCTCGATTCAATTTTTCATGCTGCAATGCACAATTCATATAACTAAATGTTTCCCATAGCATATCCTCTTCGCAATTCAAAGACGCTGCCGGAGCCATATGTCCTTTATCCCATTCATTATTTACATAGTCCTCGTCGTCTGATGTTTTAACACCGGCTTCTGTATGGAAATACATACCCTTTCGGCTTGCAGTGCCATCAACGCCGCAAACTCTATAGATAATCGCAAGAGGCTGCTCATACACCTGAGAATAATTAACTTCATAGTATGGTGTATTCCATAAAATATTTCTTAATTGTGCTTGACAAGATACAACAATTAAGGCGAATATGAATGTAAGTATTCTTTTCATTATCCTCTATAACTACTTTTTAAAGAAACAGTATGATTCCATTGATCTCCATCCTTTTTGTAATATCCATGTCTAATGAATTGAACAGGTTGATCATATTCATTTTGCAATAATGGTTCACCGAATGAATTTTGTGTTGTTTTTTCTAAACCATTAAAATGATTTAATTGAACTGGGATTGAAGTTTGACGATTTACCCAATGAATTACGCCTTTAGCTTTTACTTCGGTTTCCATGCCAGAAAAACTATCTGGATAATGTTCACAAAATACTTCGACGATCTCTCCATCAATTTCATAATAATCAACTGCCTTAACAATACAAACACCCTTCAACCTGACGTTTCCACCCAGTTTTAAACGATTATATTTATTATTTGCAGTCACTTGAAAATCTTCTCGCTCAATCCAAAATTGTTCTGAATATTCTACTTTTCTGGTACTAATTGTTTCATCTTCTGGATTATTCTCTAACGCAGCGAAACCTTCTTTAAATGGAGTAACGATAGTTAATTTAATAGGATCTTTAACCACCATTCGGCGAAGCGATGTTTTATTTAATTCATCTCGTAAACATTCATCTAAAAGAGATTTCTCATGTACGCTATCACGTTTAGTGATTCCAATTTTATCACAAAATGTTCTAATTGAACTTGCAGTAAATCCTCGACGCTTTAATCCCTTTAGGGTTGGCATTCGTGGATCATCCCATCCATCGACTGTTCCATCGTCAACTAATTCCTTTAAGTATCTCTTACTTAAACGAACATCTTCAACATTAAGACGAGAGAATTCGATTTGACGTGGAGTTTGAAGTCCAAGATCTAGTTTTTCTAAAAGCCAATTATAAAAAGGACGATGAGGTACAAATTCAAGAGTACACAATGAATGACTAATTTGCTCAAACCAATCTGATAAAGGGTGTGCAAAATCATACATTGGATATGCCTTATACTTATCACCAGTATTATGATGTTTTGCATCTACTTTACGATAAATAACTGGATCTCTTAATAATAGATTTGGATCGGCCATGTCGATCTTAGCTCGTAAAACACCGTTTGAGTTGCCTTCTAGTAGATCTAAGAATAGTTTTCTATTTTCAACATTAGATCTATTACGATATGGAGAGTTCACGCCAGGGTTCTCTAAGTCACCTTTCATTGCTGCAATTTCTTCACTAGTTGAATCATCCATGTATGCATGGCCAGAACTTATTAATTCCATTGCGCAATTTTTGATAAATTCAAAATAATCGCTAGCGTAAAATACATTACTAGGCTTAAAACCTAACCACTCAATATCTTCTTTAATTGCATCAACATAAAGAGAATCTTCTGCAAGTGGATTTGTATCGTCAAAACGAAGATTACATTCAACGTTATATTTTTCTGCTAATCCAAAGTTTAAACAAATGGCTTTAGCATGACCAAGATGTAAATAACCGTTTGGTTCAGGTGGAAATCTGAACTTTAGTCCTTCTTTTAGGCCCTCTTCGATTATCTCTTCAATAAAGTTCATATAATTGATAAATTAATCTATTATACTATGTAATAATAAAAAGTTTAAAATGTAATATGACACCAATTATTACTAACGATACCTTCTTTATCGATAAATTGCTTGAATTCTATTTTACTAACTTCTATCTCTTTTGAGATTTTACAACTATAATTTCTAGATTCATATCTAATGTTTCGATCTGGACTAAAGTATATATCGTATTGGCTATTTCCACATAATGAAGATTTATCTCCTATTGTTGAACTAGTTTTTGATGAGAATTCAGAATCATATACCAAATCCTTAAAAGATTGTTCGAGTTTATCAGCATAGAATCTTGATAATTGACCAGTGTTTTGTTCAATTAAAGTCCATGGTGTACAATATATTTTATTATCAGATGTTTCTAAATTAACATCAGCAGCAAATTTAATCGGTGTATTATTATCAATGAGTTGATGTGCACCTTTGCGAGTAATCTGATAGGCATGAGCTGCCCAATCTGGATTGTATTTTTTATATTCTCTAACGAATCCATTACGATAGGGAATATTATCATAATGTGGAACATTGGGACCGACTAGACCCCAAATAAAAACATCCCAATCTAAATGATTAAGTTCTCTTTGAATGTGATCTATATTACCATTAAATAAAAACTTTAAACCGTTCGTAGAAAGTCTAACATCGTCTTCTAAAATTAAACAAGTAGAATAACCGTCTTCTAAAAACTTTTTATATGCTTTTTTATGAGAAAGAGCACATGCAATAATATTTTTAGTTAAAAGTCCAAATGGATCAATAAATTGATTAGATAAAACACCATTTTCTATCAACGTTTTAGTATCTGTTAAATCAGAACCTTTAACTGCATCAATAAACTCAAATGAATTCCAACCTATGCTTTCAAGTTCTGCTGAAATACTATTTCTTCTAATAGTGTCTTCTGAAATGTTTATGATGTATATCTTATCAAACATTTTATTTCTTTTTCTTGCCGTAACGTTCTCCTCGCTTCTCTTTTTCGTAACCCCATCGATATACTTCGATGACTAAGACTCCGCAAATAACTGACATAACGCCAACTAGTATCATTAATGATAAATCTTCCATTATTTTGTGCGATTGTTATAAATTGAACCCCATTCTAGTGTGATACCCCACTTTAACCAAATCAATTGAATGTCGTATGCACCGTGCAAGTACTTATCGTAAGTTACCTTAAAAGTTGGTAGAATATAAATCTGCGAGCCAACTGTGAATTTTTCTATGCTCATGATACATCATCTAAACTTACACCATGCTCACTCATCAACTCAAATAACTTTTCTCTAGCTTGAACATAAGCATCGTACTTATCTTTGCTAAATCCTTCATCAGGCATATACTTATACTGAGCTCTTAGCCATTGATCCATATCCCAACAAACATTCCACCAATCTTGAGCTTTGGTTGCAAGTTTAAACTCTTGATTATCTTCAGGCAGGTTAAATTTTAAGATAGCTTCCATAGTTCGTATACTGAATTATTTGTTTTAAATTTAATGTAGCCCTCTTGCTCTTCCACGATTTCGGTAACAGAAGTTGTTTGCCAGGTAAAGAATTGATTGAATGGAGACATAATCAAAGAATGGCCAATAGCGGGTTCATCATGTCTTGCTTTAAAACGACTATCTTCATTCCATTCAACCCACATCACTTCTTTAGATTGATTGATTAGTCCGTCTCGTTCACGAACCAATTTCCAATTGAATTCATTCTCAATAACACCTTGTTCCAAAGCAACCTTCAAGACATTATCTTCTAATGTCATTGGGATTTTATCTTGTTTAATTTTGCTCATCTCTATTTTGTAATTCTTCTAATTGTTCTTCAAAACGTTCAACGCTGCCCCAAATAATAGAGGCATTTGGATCTAGCTCTAAAATCTGTTCAACTAATTCTTTTTGGCGGCCTTTATAATAATATCCATGTTCAATCCAACCTGCAAGATCTTGCAAGTGTTTAGGCGCTGCAATTGAAATACGCAGATCATAGTGTGTCCATTTGGTTTTCCAATCCCAAAACCCAATACCTTTAGTAAGTTTAGTAAGTAAGTTGCTTAACCTACGATTGCGAACTCTTACAAGTGACTTATCATTTCCAAAAACGTGTAGGAATCTGAGGAACCAACGTGGACACCAGAAAGGTTTGGCTTCATAATCCATTGCAAGCACAAGTGGACGAAGCACTTTAGTCATTTCGCTTTCTCTATAGAATGTGATGCCTAAATAACCATACATGTCCAATTCACTTGGAAAGAAAATGTAGCGCAGATCTGACCATTCAAGATCACGAGTATGAACCATACCCTTCTTGCGACCTTTCCAGAACAGGATAGAATATTTTAAACTATCCATAAAATTAGCCATTCGTTCTTTGAACGTTGTTTTAACGTAAAATTTGCTATTATTGTTTATCATATAATAAATACTTTTTCAAATCCAGTGTTATATTCAACTAAATATAATTGACCGCTTGGAAGATATTCCATATCCTTTTGAATATAACGCCCAAGCATATCATAAACGCCTAGAACCTTCTTTTCTCTTTCAAACTCAGTAATACCAATCGAAGACGGTGTGATGGTGTACGTCATTTGAACGTAGCACTGTGATGCTTTAATACCACCGCTTCTCCATTCTGTTAGTTTATAACCTGTAACGAAGTTGCCAACTGTTGATGGCGTCCAATTAATCATACCACCGCCCATTGTGTAAATACCATAGCTTGTTAATTGGTTGAATGGCGCTAAGGGCACAAATGTGTTATTTGCATGTTGACCCAAAGCATCCCACATTTCATATTGAATAGAATCATTCTCAAATGAACTATCGTCGATTAGAGCTTTTAAGTCAATCACACTGGTAAAGTTCTGTGGCATCGTACATGTTGGTAGATAGTTTGGCATCGGAGTGTTATTATTCACTGCATTCAAACGATCAACGTCAAGAGCAATCAAGAAATCACTGGTAAAAGAATTTGATGCATTAACGGTTGTACCTCGGCAACAATGTGAATACACAAAGCGATATTTTGACATATAGAACTGTTTATATCCACTCGTGTAAGTTGTTAATAGATTACCATCCAACATTGTATCGGTTGTTGTCCATGTAACCGTTATATTTTCTGAGAACTGATAGAAGTTATTGTTCTCAATGTAAACTGTAACTGTTTGGCTATTAGGTACAATCCCTTGTGGATCTGTAATTAAATATAGAGCAACCGCTTGATTATTTGGTTGTGAACTTGGATCATGTGACATCGCTAACATTCCACCTAGAATATGTGATGCAAAGGTCGACGTTGAAGCGACCATTAATAGGGATAGTAAGATCTTTTTCATTTTAATTCATGATTACAATATACCAGTTAAGAGAAGATGCGATCATCAACCAAATAAGATACGGCATGATCCAGATCATTCGACCCCAACCGTTGATGATTCGTGTAAAGTGTGCCATTACAAAAATAATGATCGATAGTATTGAAATCATGATTGCTGCACCGAGCACATGTTGTCCAAAGAACACATAATTCCAGAAGATGTTTAGTAGCAGAGCTTCAGGAAAAAGGGCATAAGGAAGAGGATTCTCTTCATCTCTCCATTCATTGGCCATAAAGACTGAGAACGTTACACCAATAATTGTCCAAGCCAAACCAAAGACCCAACCTGGAGGAGTCCAAGGAGCTTGATTTAAAGAAGTGTACCATTCGCCGGTTACACCAGGTCCTGTTGCAAGACCACCGAGCCAAAGACCTGCAAAGTTAATGGCCAAAAAAGTTAGCAGTGTTAAGAAGTATTTCATTTTAATCGATCCAATTTTTGTGTTGATAAACTTTCAGATTTCGAACTAACATACCGCTTTCTGCTGGATCAAATCCAAGCTCGGCTGGGTTCTCACATCCGTTGTTTAATATAATATACTGCTCTTGGGCGTTTTGTTTCAGAGCCATCGGAATTGTCATTTCATATACTAGATAGCCATCATAATAGAATCGAATCCAATCTTCAGTCCAATGACATGCGTATTTAATCCATCGATCGGCTGGATTTGCAAGTGGAATTAAGGGTTGGCCCATGTCGCGCTTGCCATCTTTCCAGGTTCCAGCGTTTCCAAAGTGTACATTAGGTTTTACCCATAATTGTTCGTCAGCATAATAGGTTTCAAAGATGTCGATTTCAGGCGGCCAGTTTTCTGAGCCACTAAGCCAAAAAGCAGCCCACTGTCCACGGCCTGCTGGAATTTTTATTTCAGCCTCAAACCAGCCAAATTTATAGGTTTGTTTACTACTAATACAACCCATACAATAGGGTGCAGTCCATTGCTCTGCTGCATTTTTTTTCTGCCAGGGTGGGAGCTGAGCTGCTGAAAAGTCGCGGCTGAACTTTCGGAGTTCGAGTGCTAGGCCATCGGGTGTTGGATAGACCACTGGATGGCTCGTTAATTCAGACTGATGTGGCCACCATTTCCACTGCCAGTCTGGGTGTACGTTTCTTCCCCAGGGGTGTCCTGTTCTCCAAGCCTGCCAGTTAAGTTGGCGAAATTCATCTTGAAATACAAGCTTGTAATCAGTCGGAGGGGTTGCAGGACCCATGGGACTGAGAGCCTTTGAGCGTAAGAGGGCCCGGAGCTGGAGCCAGAGATTCTTGATATTGGAACCTAGGGTTCTTTGGGTGTAGTGTTTAAGTACCATGGTATAAAATTTCCTTTAGTGTGGGTATAAAATTTCCTATGTAATGAGAGAATATCAATCTAATAGAAAATATCGAACAGATTAATCTGAATTTAGACTAATTTTTGGTGTTAAAGATTAATCCATCCATTTGCCGTGAGTTCTTAAATGCCAAAATCTGTGTTTTAAGACTTCAACAATAATGGACAATAGTGAATCTGCTTCATATGTGCCCGCTGCACAAACTAATTTGAATTTAGGTTTCATAATTCTACTTTTATATTTTGTGTGTCTTATAAGTTATACTGCTTCAACCAATTTTGTTTCGCTGAAGGGCTTCTGGTAAGCTGGCTTTACCAGCTTCCAGAGCTTTTCAGTAACATCTTTACCGTCAATTAATCCAAACAGAACGCCGCGATTAACGCCAGTTGTGGCCATTACTCGTTCAGCAATTGTCTTTCGATCTAATCCACCATATCGCAGGATTGTCGATACAGTAGCCATATGTAAATGCAATTGAAATTCATATGCCTTTCGCAATGCAGATTCAACCCCTTTAACCCACTGATAGAATTCATCAGGCACATCATTTAAAAACTCTTCAGGTAACTTATTAAAAGTCATCAAGTTTTCCCAGATGTCATAGGATGAACAATTGGTCAAGACTCGGTGCAATTTAACATAGTCAGCGAATTTGATTTTACAACGGTCTCCATTAGAGAATCGAACGATGAAACCTTCTTGGTTTTCCCAATTCAACTTTTGAATCTCCTTGTAGTCTTCAAAGTTAAACTTACGAGTTACATTACAACCTAACATTTTAGCCAATTCAGAAAGCTCATCATGAGATGCCTCAAAGTTTTCACTACGAGCACCTAACAAGATTAACTCTTCACGTTCACCATAGTCGCAAACAATTCTGTTCCAAGGTGCAATCAACTCAAATAAGTATGTCATATTCGGATTGATTCCTGAATGGATCTTACTCACATAATTCAACTGATTAAATAACTTAGCCGCTGCAATTGCTTGCTCAGAAGTAAAAGAACCACGAGAAGAAACAATCCATTCGCCGTTGTAGTTAAAGACTGTGATTAATGAGCCATCTACTTTTTCGTAGATCTCAAAGTCTTCAGTTGGTTCATGTCGGTTCTCTTCAATGTTAAAGAACTTTCTAAACGGGTGTGAAACTCTATTGCCCTCGTCGTCAAATACAAGACCGCGACACTGAAGAGTTACCTCGTCCCAGTGTTGCTCGTACTGTGTAGTTTGCGAGTAGTTGTATATAGTTAATGGAAGGGTTGGATGCCTCTGTGAGATCAACCAATCTTCCTTAACGTAACTTTCTAATATGTCTTTTGTTATTTGCATATGTAAATATAACAAATTCTGACGACAAATAAAAATTCTTTGGCAATTATTTTGCTAAAGAATTCCACATTTTGATAAACTCTTTTCTGGACAAATCAACGATGTTGAATTCTTTCCACAAGTAGATGTACTCAGTGATTTTAATATTACCAGCAGTGTACAAAGTCTTGCCGTCTTCTGAGAAGATACCAGCAAATTTGCTGTTGTGGTTCTTTAAGAATCTTTCGTTGTCTCCGTCTTTCAACATTGCAACGAAATCATCACTGAATGCAAAAGCTCTTTCAGCTATCACAGTTGACCAGCCTTCGCCGTAAGTTTCTTTAGTGTACTTATCAGCTTCGTATCCATTGTTGAATTCTTTGTCTTCAGCGATGGTCTTAGCTTCTTTGTTGTAAATAGTAAACGTTTTCATAATTTTAGTTTTTAATTGATTACCCTCTCAATTACAATACTAATATAAGAAAAAAACCCGACATAAAAAAATGTCGGGTCAATTATTTTCAAAAAAGTTTAACTTATGAACGCCAAACTTCTAAGTTTTTCAAAATACTTTTAGAACCATATTTAATTACTGGAGTTTCGCAAAATTTACTTTTTATATAAATCTGGTACATAATCTGGATTTTGTTCCTTCTGTGATATAATATCTTTAATCCATTTTACTCTATCTCCAACTATAAAAGCATCTTTTCTACGGAACATTCCAGCACCTCCTCTAGAGTTTGCCTTTAACCATTTCAAATCTTTTTCTGAACGGTCTAATAGGTCTTGGAGATCTTTAATTTCCATGTGCCATACGATTTTCAAAAATTCTGAATCGTTGGAACCACCATATTGTCGGGTTATCACTTTTGCATCCATTTCATTTACAAATTGTTCAAATAATTTTACGTGTTTCATAATTGATTTTTTTATTGGTAAGTATCGTTTGGTAAAGTAACATCCATTGTATGTGGGAATACATTTAAACTACCATATTTTTTATAATATGGGGCTGTTTTTTTACCCACATTTTTTACAAATTTGGCTTGCCTGACTGATGTTTTTACCCAAAGTTGACCATTTTCACCAAATATTAAAAATTCATCACCTATCTCTAAATCCTTAAAAGTTAATCTACCTTTAGATTCATTAAATTTTGATTTGTGAATTGCAGATACTTGTGCAGGTGTAGCACCGATTGTTGATAGTGTTGAGCTTTCGTTTATAAAAGCTTCGAATAGTTTTACGTGTTTCATAGTCTTCTGATATATTTTATAGTTTATATATCTCTTTTTTCTTTATCTTAATTTAATTTCAAATCTTTTTTCCATGCGGTCCATTGCCTCAACTGGAACTCCATGAATATTTTCACCACCATGACGATTCTCTACAATAATAGAAGTAATTTGATAATCATAGCTTTTAGCCAAATCGTAGTATGCCTGCATTTCCCATTCTTGAGTAAATGTATTCGACACTACAATTCTCTTATTGGTGCCAGTAGTATGATTTAAGATCATCATAGTGTTGACCTCATTTTGACACCATTCATGGGCTTCTTTTAACTTAGTACCATCAAACCTATACTCACCATCTTGTATGAAGAACATATCTGTTTCGATATGTACTCCACCTAATGATTTTGCAAAGGTTGACTTGCCACTTCCTGGAAGTCCACGAACTAAAATTAATTCATTCATAATGCTAATTCTTTATAAATGTTAATCAAATCACTAATTCTCTTGTTTCCATACTCTACCCCTTTGCCAATCTTTTGAATTTATTCTAGGGTCATTTGGGTTAGTAGTGTGTGTTATTCTACCATCTTTATTAACTAACCAAATTCTAGCAGAAGCTGCTTTACTATAATTCTTTTTTTGTTCATCCGTTCTAACTTTACCCTTATTTCCTTTAGATATATTAGATGCCCATTGTTTTTTTTCAGATTCAGTCATTTTATAATATGAAGGTTTTCCATACATTGGATTATTTTCACCAGAAAACATTTCAGACATTTTTTGCTTTTGTTCTTCTGAAAGAGGTCCTGTTTTTTTACCTTTATTCCATGGTGTTGAACCTTTTTTAGAATCAGACATTTTAGCTCTAAGTTCTTTAGTCCATATTTTTCCACCAGATCCTCCTATTTCCATATTATAGGTATTTCTTTGATTTATAAATTCTTCGTTTACTAATTTTCTTTCCATTTGAACCATCTCATCAGCATTATCAAATACGTATAGTATTTCTTTAATAAAGTTTTCTTTACCGTATTTTTTAATTGCTTGTTTTAATAAAGTTCCTGAACCTAAATAATCATCTTCTATATTATCAGTTCTATGTGAACCAATATAGATTTTATTGTTTAGTAAATTTGTAGTTTTGTAAATTAAATAAAATTCCATAGCATTAAAGACATTTTATTTATATATCTTTAATGCTAGTGGAGATTTCTAAAAGTTGCCATAATTTACTTGGAAACATGAGATACCATTCTCACGCCACATCTTGACAACTTTGTCTCGATCGTCAAAAACACATAAGATCTGATTATCGCTTGCAAGTAGATCATCTAACCAAAGTTTTTTTAACTTATCATCCGGTACAAAGCTTCCATTGCGACGCATTCTTAAGAACATTGGGTCGATTCCATGTTGTGTTAACCAATCTAGTGTTTCGTCTCGACTAATATCATCACGACCACTGAATATTCCAACAATGAATCCAGCTGCTCTCATTGCTTTGAAGCTTTCAATCACTGGCCAATTTGGTTCATCTAATTGAATATTCTCTGGAGCAAAGAATTCTTTCCAGTTCATTTTACCATTTGGAAGTTCTGCTTTAGCTCGACGCTTATCGATGATGGCTAACGTGCCATCTAAATCGAAAATTACTACTTTTTTCATATCTTATAAATTATCTCGTACTGAGTTTCCCATTATCATTTGTGATGTTTGGGCGATACCAAAGTATGTCCACACACCACCATTTGCTCCGTTGTATTGAGCTCGGCATCGGTCCATAATCGTATCATCAAATGCCAATTGTTGACCTGTGATAGGGTCTAAAATAGGATACCATTTCTTTTCCCAACCATCGTTGAAGAAAGTAATCCAAGCCATTTCTTTAGTTAAATCTAATACCATGTCTGTATCTTTTAATTATAGTACTAATATAAACAAAAAACCCGAGACTAAAAAATCTCGGGTTAATTATTTTACAATAATTTTTCGTCTACTTCATTCCAAAGACCCTTAGGACAAGCTCCTTTGACGGGTGAATAAATCTTTTTCTTTAATGCACAACCACATGCAGAACAATGAACTACCGGATTATCGCGCTTAAATTCACATGAATTACAAATTTGAATACGCTCAGCTGCAAGTTCAGCTTGATCAGCTTCTGGACTATATGAAATACGCCAAGCTTGAAAGATTTCAGTTACCTTATTGATCATTTTTACGAGAAGGTATTGATGGTTTAAATAGAATATTAAATAATACAGTAATTCCTAAAGCTTGCCAGAATCCAATTGAATTAATTCCTTCAACTGCTGGAACTAAAAACATGTTCCACAATAATTGAACAGGCCAAGCTACGATAACAGCTACGATAACTGCCAAGACCAAAATTCCAATTAAACTACCTAACATTGTGATTAATTTTTCCATTTCTAAAATTATTTTATACTTTTATTTAAATAGTTTCTAAGTAAGTGACCAGTGTTGATGGCCAGAATGCCAATATTAGTAACGATAACTGGGTTGCTTTCGAGCATTATTCCATAAACAACCCATGTTGCACAACCAATCGTATTAATAATTCTTAGGCGAGTAACGTTCTTCATCATAAAAGATAACATTACAAGAAAAGTTGCTAAATATCCTGTAAACTCTATCATACGATGGCCGATATTTGCTTAAGTTGTTGAATATACTCAATAAGGTATAAGGCATTCTGGTCCTTCTCTGAGACATCTACGTTTTCAACTGGTATATCTAATCTAATATCTGAATCGTCCCATCTAATGCTAACCTGGTGATTCGGTGCGTACACCTCAGTACATTTATAGCAGAAGATTGTATCGTCTTCGAGCGCAAGGAATGCATGACCAAATCCAGCAGGAACCCAAAATTGATTTCCTTTTTCTGCAGTTAAAACGACACTTTGCCATTGACCAAATGTTTCAGAATTTGGACGCAAATCAACTGCGTAATCAATTGCACTTCCTTTAGCAACTCGAACCAACTTCCCTTGAGCATAAGGATCAAGCTGTAAATGGATGCCTCTAAAGACACCTGCCTTTGAGATAGATTGATTATCTTGTTTAAAGTGATGATTAAAACCAAGTGATCCTAGTAGCTCCTCGTTGAATGTTTCAATGAACTGACCTCTGTTATCTGTAAAGATCTTGGGTTGAAACTCTATTAAACCTTTAATATTAAATTTTTTAACTTCCATATTAAATTACTTTCCATTTTTTAGCACACTGTAAGATGGCTTCTTCATTTGTTAGATTCGGTTCTTCTCTAATGAGATCCATAGCATCATACATTACCATGGTTTTAAGGCCAAATGTGGAAGCTCTATATAGAACTTGACTAGCGCTTGTGGGGTCAAATACTGGAAGAGTTCCATCCTCTTCCATTTCGTGAATTTTATCTAATAAACTACCCATTATTATTTGTATCAGTTTGGCACCATACTTTGTATTGATCTCCTGGCCAAGTTGGATATGGTGATACAGGTGAAGGACTATATACTGGAGTTGAATATTCTTTAAGAAGAACTACAGCTTCTTGCGCTGTGATATGACCCTGCTCCAAGAGTCTTGCTACGATTTGGTCTTTCATGACATTAATCGATTTACGTTGTTTTGAATATTTTGGGTGCTAACTTCAAGTTCTGCAATCTTTTCTTGAATGGAATCAATTGAAGCAATTGTGCGATCCAAATCAGATGTAAGTTGTTGTAAATCTAGTGATGTAGTAGTTTCAATTCGACGAATTTGTGAAATCATAGAAGCTTCTAAATCCTTTGTATTTTGAATCACAAATTTATTAAGTTCTTCGATTGAAAGGGTTTGAAGCTTATCACTTCGATCTAAAATAGATTGAAGATTCGTAGCGTGTTGTTCTAAGTTTTGGATACGCTTACGAACGGCGTTTGACCAAACGAAATCACCTGCAATATAAATTAGCGCTGCGATGAGAAGAATTGTGTCTGACATAGTATATAATTTTATAATTATATCTACATCTCTAAAAAAGTTTCAAATTAAATGGCTTGTACCTTAATCGCTCGATCGAATCGTTCTTCTAGTTCTTGAATTGCAAGTACAATTGGTTCAATATCAACAAGACCAGTTTCTTTACCTGTCTCATCAGTCTTACCTTTAATCCTATCAATGAATGAAGACATTGCTCCAGAAATTGCATCTTTAATTCCTTCTTGTTGGCCTGACGATGCGTCTTCAAGATTCTTAACTGTTTCTGATAATTCTTTGACTGCTGCCATTAACGATTCTGCTAATTCTGAAATTGCGTCTTGGCCTTTATTTTCTGCGATTTTAGCAATTGCTTCAAACATTCTAGCAGAAGCTTGTAATGCAGGAACATTCATTAATTTACTTGAAGCTGCCATTGAACTATATGCCGCTGCAAGGATGGTAGCCGCGTTTGCACTCGTAGTAAAGTTTTGTGCTTTTATTCCATCTAAAAATGGAGAGAAAGCTGTTACGCTTCTAATGACTGATTCAGTAAATCTTGTCATTTGTGCAAATCCTTTTCCTAATTCCTTTACTGGGTTTGCGAGTGCTTTAATACCCTCTGATCTAGCGATTAACATATCTAATAGATCGATTGGTGATTTGGTTTTACCACCACCAAATAATCCACTAATCCCATCTAAGATAGCTGTTCCAACATTTGCAACACCTTGAATTAAACCTCCTACTGCAGTTCCAGCAAGAGCAGCTGTTAAAGCTAACCAACCTCCTGCGATTGCGAGTAGTCCTCCAGCTAAAGGTATCATATTTTCAATACCTATTTCATTCTTAAATCTTGCTAAAGAATCAATCATTGCATTAACAGGATACATTAGAGCATCTGTAAAATTCTTTGAAATTGCACTTAAATCTGGTAATTTACTAAAAATCCATGCAACAACCCACATAGTACCTGCAATTAGAATAATACCCGCAGCTCCTAAAAGAAGACCTACTGCACCTACTCCACTAGTTGCTATTAATCCAATAATCGTCAACGGAATTGCAAATATTGTGATTGCCAATGCAGCTGCAATAGCCCATTCAGTTGGAGGGGCAATAAATTCAACTCCTGCAAGATATGAGAATATCCATGCAGATGCTAAAATAGAAACTCCAATTAATCCAATTGCAAGAGCACCTAATAATAGTCCTTTAATACCTGCTCTTTTGGCAATCATTGAAATTGCGACAAAAGGTAATCCAAAAACTAGCATTGCTAAACCAGCCTTTAATGTCCACTCGATTGGGGGTGCTACCCATTGACTAACTTCACTGAAGTATTGAAATATCCATGCTACACCAACTAATGAAATTGCAAGAAGAGGAAGTGCTAGAGTAGCAAATACCATATCTTTAACGGATACTCCTTTGATTGTTTTTAAGATTTTTGAAAAACCTGCACTAAAGATCCAAATAAGCAAACCTGCTTTAAGAGTCCAACCCAAACTTGGTAATTTAACAAACTCATCTGGCATCGTAAAATTCCATATTCTTGCAACCATAGCAATACCTAATGCCATTGCAGTCATAGATAGAGTAACCATACCTAGGCGTTTAAATCCTTTAGCATCCATTCCTACTCTAGCTCTTTGTAAACCTTTAATAATTTGTGCGAATGCAAACGAAAGTGGAATAAAAGCAAATCCAATGAGAGTTGCCGTTGCAAATTGAGTAAAGGTAATTGGTTTAATTGCTGAAAGAATAAAGGAAGATGCCATAACGCCTAAGGCCATAGAAATCATTGCAAGAGCAACGCCACCCGTGCCTTTAAGCATTTCTTTAGTGCTTCCAACTCCAACTCCTCCAGCCCTTCCAATAAGTCTACTAATTACTCCTCCACCCCTGAGAGATTCTTGAATATCTACAAACATTGGGGTTAATATTACAAACACGGCACCTATGGCTAGAGCTGTTAATATTTGACTAGCTGAAACACTTGGCATTAAAGTAAAAATACCGGCAGCGGCTACTAACGCGGCTGCCATGGTTACTATAGCTAAACCTACACCAATACCTCCAATAATTCCTGGTAATTTAATTTTAGGAGCTTTACCTGATTGTTCAGATTGCTTTTGCTTAATTTGTTCCTTTAATAAATCTCTAATATCTGTTAATAAGATTGTTTGCTTTTTTAACTCCTTTGAGTTATCTACGGTTACTTTCTTAAGATCCACTGTTAAAAATGCATGAACTTCTTTGACCATTTCCTTTTGGTCTTCGATTAAATTTGCAATTTTAGTAAGTGGAGCTAATAATATTTTCATGTAGAAGTTAATCCTATTTTAATTATACCCTATATATCAAAGGTTCCATCACTATCTGAGTGATGGAACCTTCATGTTTGGTACTTTCATATTTGGTATTTTCATCTTACTCATCATTTCTCCTGTTTGATCTTTTTCTCCTTGATTTTGCTCATTTTGCTTTTTCAAGAATTCAACTAGATCTTTCATTAAATAATGGAATTCATAGTATTCCATTGCTTCTAATTCAGAAGGTTGGATATGTAAGTGATGATATATGTAGAACTTTGTTTTAAAGAAGTTCTCCAGCGATATCTTGAACAATGAAAAGAGACTTGATGCCGTCGCGAAACCCGATAGGGACGACCTCCCACTCATCCCCAATCTGTACTTCCATGTCTGGTTTAATACCAACCTTCATTTGTTCAGCCAACTTGTAAATTAAGCTATATTTTTTATTTGACCAACCATTCATTTCAACTTCAAACTTAAAGATATCTCTATCAGAAAATCCTCTCCATTCGTTTGCCAAATATGGCATAATTTGAAGAACAGACTGATCAATTTTTTCATTCTTTTCTTGACGATCTTTAATATATGCTGTCATACGTTGCATGATACCAATTGAAGGTGGTCTCATTTCAATTGTACCAAATGACTTTGTTTCAATAAGAAAAGTACGTGCATCAGAATCATAATACTTATCTAAAGTCTCTGGAACTTTAAAGTATGTGAAATTATCCTTCTTAATTTCAACGACATGCTTAGCTCCCTTTTTATCAGTATGTTCTACTGTTAAATTAGATTCTGGTTCTGGAAACGTTAAATCTCTAATAGATAGAATTACATAAAAACGATCTTCTTCACAAATATCTTTATATGACATTCTAGTTTTTGAATTAGTTACTCTAACACATTGTTCTAGAATATAATTCAATTTATCATCAACATCTAATACATTATTTTCATCAATTGAAGAGAAATGTCTAATCTCTGCAACTTTAGCAGAACGAATAGAAATTTCTGTTCCCTTTGGGTAAAACATACCAGCTGATGGTAAATTTGCGATATTGACAGAATGATATCCTAAAACTAGATCAGCATCTGTTGCTTCAGATTGCTTAAAACGATCCATGTCTACTTTACCTAAATCTGTAGGATTTTTTGTAGAATTTTCCTGAGACTCTACAATCTTTTTATACTCGTCGTTTAAGTTTAGATCTTTTTCGTCGCTCATAGTTTATTTACTTTTAAGTTTCTTAATATTATCTTTATTCCATTCTTTAATAGAATCTGCTCTTAGGTCTATTTCTTTTCTAACGATTTCTCTAATGAATGCAGAAATAGACACTGGTCTTTCACTTGTTTCAATTGCGTCATTCAATATGATTCTATTAATTGATGTAACTTCATCTTCTGAAAGTAAAACCTGTAACTTTTTAGTTAGTTTGTCCATTTTATAGTTATTATTATATCAACATATTATGTTTTTGTTTCACGAAAAAATAGGGGAAACATTACTGAATCCCCTATTTATGAATTCTTAAGCTAATACTTCCTTCCAAGTATCACATCTCCAAGTTACTTCTAAAGCTTGAGCTTCAGTAGTCTCGTAAGATAACTCGTTTGTGAATGCTAAACCTGAAGTGATAAAGCAATCTTCTAATGTTACAGTTCTGTAGATGTCTCCAGCTCTATTGAACTGAACTACTACGATAGTACCAACGTAATCTTTCTTAAGACCCATTGCACCAGTTTGAGGATTAAACTGCTTATTGTACCAATCTCTCATTGACTTGTATAAGTATGCTTGATTAGCATCATTTAAGTTTAATGAGAAGTTAATACCTACATCAACTGTTGTTGAATCTGGCATTCCAGCGAAAGAACGTGTTGAAAACTTGTACTTTTGCTCAACTGCAGCTACCTCTTTGTATAAATCTAAACCTGAGATTGAGTTGACATGTTGAATCATTAAAGGCGCATCAGCAACTCCAGCTGGTGGAAGAATTGTTACTTCGAATAAGTTTGCCTGAACTGGTTCAAATTGTCTACCGCTTCTCGATGTTTGATCTTGTGAATAGTGTGGTAAAGCCATGTTAATTATTTTATTTTTTTATATATCTTATTAATTAAAGTTTCCTGTAGCAATTTCACCAGTATTTAAGATTGTAGTTCTATGAACAACGATCTCTAAACCTTTAACTGGTTCTACGTATGTATCAACAATACCGTAGTTATTATCGATTACTTCATCAGTGTTGTTAGTTTGATCCATAATGTTTTTATAAGCATAAACACCACCATCTGCTTTAACAGATTCCATAAATGAATCGACTAAAGTTTTGATCTCTAAACGAGTTTGAGTGTTATTGAATTCAAAAACATAATCTTTAAGGATATTTGCAATACCATCTTGAATAAAGATTAGCGCTTCTCTTACGTGTGCAGAAGAGAGTGCTGACTTAACAGATTGTTGTGCAGTTTTATTACCTAAGATTGTTAAACCAACTCCTCTTTGGAATACGATAGGATTGATTCCAAATGGCTCTAATACATCTCTGTCAGACTTATCGAATGAGTATTCAGTTCCTTTAACGTTTGTTCCTGAAACAACTCCTCTGCGTGGACCAGCAATGATTGACCAAGGCTGAGCCGCAGTGTATTTGTCTAAGTAGTTGTTAGCAACATATGCAGCGGCTGGAACTACGATATCTTTACCATTGTCAGATACTAATAAACCTGGACCGTAATAGAATGCGTAATTTGCACCTTCTCCAATCGATGGTAAAGCGTATAACGCAGTTGGGTTTTTATCTAAATTACCACCTGTCGCAATGTACTCAACTTTAAAGTTACCGTCTGCATCTGTAAAAGATGGATTAGTTGAAGCTTTGAAATCTGCAACCGTTGGTGCGTTTAAGATAGCTGAAGCATTTTGTCTGTCGTGTGCTAACTGAGATAATTGATTTTTATTTAAGATTCCTGTTGAATCATATGACGTGAAAGTATCAACGATGTATCTATAATCGATCATATCTTTATCTACTAAAGCATCATAGATGCCATTACCACCTTGTAATGCTGATAGGCAATCACTAATTTTCTTAGCTGCTAAAGTTGCACTTGATAATACGAATGGTTTGTATGCTAATGTTGCATTTTCAAATGATTTTGCAAATTCTCCACCCCATACTGCTGGAACTTCAACGTCACAATAAACTGTGTAAACTGTGCCTGCTTTAGCAACTCTCTTAACTTTAGCTAATCTGCCAGCTGCATTAGCTGGAACATAATCACCTACTGAAATTGGGAATGTTGCTGGTGTATTTGCTAATACTACATAATCGACAGTGAACATAGAACCTGATGCTGCGTAAACTCCATTAGCTGGAATTGTATCAACACCTGGGAATAATGTAGAAACTACTCTATCATTAACTCCAGATTCTACAACATATGATAATAATTCATAATCTTTAGTAGCATCAAAGCTATGACCAACTAAGTCAATCTTAGTTCCTGTTTCATCCATGATTGCATCTTCATCAATTGCACAGAATAAACCTGTTTTTCTAGATTCTCCATTAATCATTGATTCAATGTATAAATTTCTACCTTCTAGATCTTTAAAACCTGGAATAACTGAACCCGTGTATTGTGCTTCTAAACTAACTTGTCTTAAGTTAGAGAATTGAGCTAATTTAGTTTTATCTAAACCATCAACAGAGAAAAATTCTCCATATACTGGATCGTTTGCCATAACTGCTGGATCAAATTCACCTTTGAATACAAATAAGTCGATCATAAAATCTGACATGTAATCAAAATCATTTAAGAATGCTGGAACATTACCTTCACCATACCATTCTCTTGCAGTAATATTAAATTCTGAAACGCTTTGAGCTTTTCTAGCAATAACGGTAATTCCTGATTGTTTGATATTAACTAAGTTGATTAATGAACCATCGTTTAATAATGCATTTCCTTCTAAAGAAGAAAGAACTTTAGCATCGGATGGAATCATAAATTTATCCATATCAAAGAAGCTTGTGTACTCTGCTGTACCGGTTGCTGCTACCTGTGTATCTAAAGAACCATTAGTTACAGGTAATGCGTAAGAACCTAAATCTGTATTAGCAAACGATGAAACGTTTAATGCTAAGATTGGACCTCTTGAAAGAGATTCAACTGCAGATCTGTGAAAGAACATACCCTTTTTCTCTAACGCTCTGTCAATAGAACCAAAAACGTTTGTGAATTCTTCAACGTTTGAGATTAATACTGGAGTGTTGTAAGGTCCTTTTCTAGAGTGACCTACTACTAATCTAAGTGTTTCTACGTTAATATTAGCAGTTTGAGACTTGTCAAACTCTAATCTGTATACACCACTTGACTTAAATTGCAATAATTGCGGACTTAGTGCCATAATATTAATTTTTATTTTTTTTGCTTTTATTATATATCTGAATTATTCTCGACTTATTATAACAAATCGTAAATATCATACTGTAAATCTCCTTGAACATCGGTATCTTTATATAGAACTTGTTCCATAAGTTCGAACTTTTCTGGTTCTATAACATCTAATAATTCTTCAACATAATCTGCATAATCTGTAGTGCCAAAAAACTCAGTTGCAGTGATTGCTGTCATAATAATATCATCATGTCCCATTTGAGCTCCATAGCTTCCATTTCTAAGTACGCCAAATAATGAAGCTTCTTGAACCGTTTCGATATCATTGATTTTAACGCGATTCATTTCTATTTGTTTTCTAAAATTTTGACAAAAGACTGATTTGTTATCGCTTTTTAATCTAAGTCCAGGTTTAAGAGTTTTAGCATCATGTCTATGCTTAAATCTTAATACCATTTCATCTTCAAAGTCATTTCGACCTGGAAAAATAGTACTCAGGTATTTTAATAGAATACTTCCATATGTATTATATTCAATAATTAATTTAGTATTCTCTGGATTAAAAATATCGATTGCTAATGTATATAGTATCTTAGCAAAATCTTCAATTGGATGTTCATTACTATGAAAGACTCCAACCTGATTTAATTTAAAGAAATCGTACATTGCACCAGGACTTATAAAGTTTTCGATATCTTTATCATCCATCGGTTCAACTTCAAAAATGTTAATAACTGAATGATCTCCTCCGTTTCCTTCTGCGATATCAACTGAAAACAAATAATATCTTTGACTATTTGAAGCATCTTCAACGTCAAAATCTGGATCAAACGCTAAATAACCTTTTGTATCTATATGTATATTATCGAATTCTTCAAAATCATACCATTCAAATTTCTTAGCCTTTTGACGAATTGTTTTCATAGTACCTGGACTTAATAGAAGAGTAGATGAACTTGTAAATTCATTACCGTATTGCCTATTAAACGCATCTTCTGAACCTAAGTTACCAAGTTCTCTTTTGTACCAATCTTCATCTCTATCTGGATGTTGCCACCAATCGATTCTAGTTGCATTATATTCATTATTTCCCTTTTCAGCTTCAGCATAAATTTCATAGAACTTATTAAAACCATTTGGAGTAGAAGTAATGTTAATACGTGAAATCTTAGAAGCTGAAAGTGTAGGGTAAACGTTTTCATAGAAAGAATCTACGATGGTTGGATGTACGTGAGCAAACTCATCAAGATATAAGTTGTGAATTGTAAAACCAATACCTGATTTTGCGGTAGTTGATTGTCCTACTAGACGACATCCATTGTCTGAACGAACATTCATGACATCATATTTAATAATGCCAGGTTTCATAAAATATGGTAAGTTTTCAATTACAACTTTTGCCTTATCGATAATTTCTTTAGTTGATTCAGATTTGTTTGCAAGTAATAGTGTTGTTTTATCGTAATTGAAGGTTAAATACCATGCATTAAAGATAGACGCAGTAACTGTTTTACCCATCTGTCGAGATGCAAGAACAATATTAAATCGATTGTCCTGAAAAGATCTTAATAGATCTTTTTGATAATCTCTAAGTTTTACTTTTTGAATACCGTTATCTGTCATTACAACTGCGTAGGTTTCTGCAAAATAAACAATGTCATTTGCACACTTTGCAAGTTCTGCAATTTCTTCTTCAGTATATTCAAATACAATGTTACCTCTGCGTAGAAATTGTTTACCCTCATAAAATGGCATTGGGACCTGTGGTCTATAACCACGGTCCAGTGCTAACATTAATTCATTAATACTTTTAGTTGACCAGATTAATTTATTAGCTTCATCGGTGGATTCACCTTTAGGGATCCATCTATTATCTCCTACGTAATCGCTCATTATTCTGTAATTTCTACGTCTTCAATTTCACTATCGTTAATTCCATTACGAATCATACGCATTAGATCTTTAGTACCTCTTTGAACCATATCTCCAGTTGGAATTCCACCTGAAGAGGCTTCAATTTCTCTAACATCATCGCGTTTTCTATAGATTTCGATATCTCTTGCAATTCTTTTAGCACCTTCTTCAGCGGCCATCAAATACATTGTTTGTGATTTAATAATATCGAGCATTGACTTTTGCAACGTTGCAAGAACTTCAAACATTCTAGGAGCAACATCACCATCCTCAATCACTTCTAGAAGTGTTGTAAGAGCTCTTTCACCTGCTTGTAATTGATATATCAACGAGGACATAGTCATCTCGTCGATCTTCTTTTTAGCCTGAATGTATTCATCTCTTTCAATGATATCTTCATCTAGATAGAACTTCATTAAAGATGTGATTGTTCTCTTTGCCTTTGTTGATGAATTAGCTTTTAATTCACTATAACTTGGAAGTGATGGAAGATCATTTTTAGCCGGAAGAGTTGGATCAGTTTCAATTACATTTTCAATTGGATCATTATCTCCAATTAAATCATCTAATTCTTTTCTAATGTCTTCTGCCTGTGATTTTATACTTTTCTTATCGTTTGACATAAATACTAATTTTATTATAGATTATTTATTCCAATTTTATCTGGCGTTCTTGAAGCGCTGATAACCTAAACTTGGAATAGAATTATCTATAAGAATTGCTAATTGATTGTCTCTAACAACATATTGATTTAATATATTGTGATGTTGTTCATATTCTATTACATTAGTAAATACTCTAATATTAGTCATAAAGGTTTTATTTCCACGCAAGTGATAGTTAGAACCTGAATCCCATGTGATAGGTTGACCAATAGATAATAATCCGCTAAATTCTTCAATAAGATTATTATTACCATCTTGTGGTCTAGAACCTGGAGTAGTACCTGTATTATTATTTAGATCTAATCTATATAGTGAAAGTGCTAATTGTAAGAACTTATTATTAAAGTTTAAAATAAACCCATACCATTCTCCTTTTTGTAAAGTAACTCCATGTGTAAATTCATAGTCATTACCATTAACGCTGATTTTAAATTTAGTATTTGAAACAAATAATTTAAAACCGCCTAAAGCAGCTAAATCTCCAAATAAAACATATTCAGCAGTATCGTTTGATTCGAATTGAGGTGAAAACCATAGTGAAATTGCCATGTTTTCATCTGTTGTTAACTTAGATTGAATTGCATACTCAACTCCAGTGCTTTGAACAGATAATTTTGATAAATCGTAGTAATTTTTACTAACAACCGTCCAGCGATTCTTTAAATCATAGTCAACAATTGTGAGAGAACGGTCAACAAATCCTCTGATTCCATCTCTATAGGATGTTGAAACTGTTTGAAATTGTACTGGATTAGTATCTTTCTTTTGCTCTTCTTTTTGTCTTTCACCAAAAACTTCTTCAACACCTGTAATTAAATTATCAGTTTCAATTTCAAATGTATTCTTAATAACCGATGTACGATCTTGGTACTTAGTTAACATTACTTTCCAATAAGATTTTGTCTTATTAAATTCATCTGCAATTGCAACAGTATTTACTTCATACATTCTATTAACAATAGGAATATACATATAATCTTTGTTACGTGGTTTTTTATTGTAGCCAAAAACCCTTTCAAATTCTTCTGCAGTGATATGAACTTCAAATTCTGCAAATTCCATACCAAAAATATCGTATGTTGCAGCTTCTTCTGGAAATTCATTATCAGGTACTAAGATTTTAATGTTTTGTTTAGCAACCACATTATGAAGTGAATATTCCATTAAGTGAACATCTTCAGTTCTTAAGTCAGGTTCAGTTCTAAAATATTGAACTTGATGACCAAAAATGTCACTAACCATTCCTACAAGTTGCTTATAAATAGTAACGCTCTTGTTTAAGTTATATGGATTAAATAAATTAGTATCACAAGAAACTTCAATATTTGCACATCCATCCATTGCAAATGGATCTGTACATTCAACGCAAAATTGTGGACAACTTTCAATAGTACCCGATTCAGTCTCTAATGTAAAAGTAACTGAAATTAATGAAATTGTATGTGCTTGTGAAAGCGCTGCAACCTCTGCTTTAATATCTAACCAAAGTGGTTTAGTAGAATCAAATGTTAGACCTAATAGATCTCCAAATCCTAATGTTTTATTTAATTCTCTAAATTCTGAAAACTGCGTGTTATCATAAGACCATCTATATTCATAATCAAAGTAATTAGATGTATTAACTGGAATATAAAATTCGATTCCTGTCGTTGAAAAAAGAGGGGCTTCGGTTAGTGTTAATCTGATTGGAGATTCAATAGTTGCTATTTGAAATGTAGTATTACCAATGATAATTTCATCACCTACTATAAACTGACTAAAATCTGTCATTCTTCCATCAATCGTTACATCACCTGCAACAATTGTAAGTGTTCCTACTGTTTTTGTATTTTGAACACCTGCAACAATATTCCAATCTAATATTTTAACTGTATTATAGTATGGATCTTTAAGGGATGCAATTAAAAAATCGCCATATTCATCTGCTGTATATCCAGTAACCATTATGCTTCTTTATTTGATTTATTAATTTTATCTTGTGGAGTATAAACTTCACCTGCAATCCACGATGCCACAAAACCAGTAAGTGATACAAAGTACATTGCTAAAGCTTCTAAGTTAGCTAAATACCATATTGCAGCAACTCCAGCAATCATCCATAAACCAACTACAACGTAAATCATAATCTCTCTACGAGAACTTGGACCTGATTTAAAAATACCTGATTTTTCACTAGGTCTTCTTGATTCTGCCCAAATATATGTTGCGGCATATGCGGTTAATGATCCAAAATAAATAGAAAGATCTGAAAAGTCAGCACCTTTCCAAGCACCTAGTACTCCCATAGTAACCCATAGAAAAACTATAAGATAAACTAAACCTTCTCTTTTACCAAAATTATTAAATAATTGCATATGTTACCGATATATTTTATCTATATATTCTGATAAAATATATCAATAGTCTGTAACAAAGAGAACTAATGGATTATCTCTTTCTAATTTAGGGTCTACGAGATCCATAAACGATGCCAATAAGTCCGCTTCTTTTTTAACAGATTCGTCTGCGTCATATGACTTTGAAACAAATTCATCAATTTTATTTAAGAAGTCAACTAATAACATTCTAAGGTATGGTACTCCTTCTTCAAATAGATTTAATCTTACAAGAGATTTGTTTAATCTATCTAATTCAGATTTAGTAAAGAAATCATAGAAATTAATTGTCATAGATAGAACTTTAAAATCAAATTTGATCATTTTATCTCCATCTATTTCGACCAATCGAGTATATTTTTTATCGCAATTTAAATTGAATTTAATATACTGTAAGTCTTGCATTTCATTAAGTACCGCATATAAAAACCACGGTGTGTTTACTTCTTTATGTAAGAATTCGGCACCAACTGCTTTAATCCTATTGACGATAGGACGATAGTTAATTTCTAAGAATTCGATCAATTGATCTGAACTTACTAAAATTGAATCATGTTCAATTTCAATGTAATCCACCGTATTCTTAAGGCGAGTCCAAATTTGATTATCTAAATAGTTATACTTATAAAGCGTCGCGTTAATCGCGGTAGAAAATAGCGTAAAATCGACTTCCATCTAAATCTAATTAGTATACTTGCATTGATTTCTCAATAACTTGTAATGTTTTATACAATTCTTCTCGTGAATACTTTTCAAGTTCTTTAAACTCTCTCTTACCAATTTCATTCTTTTCTAGAAAGACTTTGATAGCTTCTTCACTTGGTATATATTTAGATTTATCTTTTACTGTTGTTGACTTTTTGGTTTTGGTATAAACCCATCCTGGAACTCCTTTAAATCGCTGAGCAACTAATTGCCAACTATCAATTACCGCAATTGGATTAATTCCATTAACATTGAATAGTTGCGCATTTGCAGGAAACTTGATAGCAAAGAAGCGATTAATCATAAAATGATGGCGCTTTTTGTTATGGTTTTTAATTGCATTATATTCCTTTGGCTTTGTAAACATAATCTTTACAAAGTCAAATAATTTAGTTTCGTCTAGCATCTTAGAATAATTCGTTAGATATTTTATTATCCTGGACTGCTTCTGTTTCAGTTAAATTTAAATTTGCAAATGGATCGTAGCCTGCTGGAGTTCCTGTCGCCTGTTTCATCCAATAAGTTCCTTCAAGGATATATTCCATTTTAGTCAATTTTGACGTATCTGGAATTACATTTAAATCTTTTTCAACATTTTTATAGATTTGCTTTTGAATAGCATCTGGAATGGTATTATAGTGAAGTAGCATTAGATCTAAATTTTGATTAAATCGTGCTTTAATTTCTTCAATACTACTCATACCAATAACTCTATAAATCATATCAACAATCTTGTCTGTACTTGCTCGATTAAAGAAATTATCAATATGAAAGTTACCTTCTTCTTTCTTATATTGATCTAAAATTTTATTAGCATGCTTTTCAGTAATAGAATAGTTCATGATTTTACCAGATCGAGCAGCTTTAGTCCATGTAACAACTGATGGAATATTATCACTTTTATCTCCTTGTAAAATCTTAGTAAAGATAAAGTCATCACAATTAACTTCTTCTACATTGACATTATTCTTTTCGATCCACATTTTAAGATCTTTCTTA